TTGGCGGATACGTTGGTAGCACTACCACTCTCGATCAGATTCCTACCATCAGTGCTTAAGGTAAGGGTATCGGTTGATGATGCATCTGTTCCTGAGAAAAATAATAGTGTATTTGCAGTTATGTCGCCATCACCCGTCTTCCCAGGAGGAACAGATGGCACATTTTTTATAACAGTTGTACCATTCGCTCCTTGAGATGATTGTATGTTACCAACGAGTGACTTGACCGATTGATTTTGCCAATAACCTGCGGCATCACCCTGCCAAATTAAGGCTTGACCATCAGTTGGTGTATCACCACTATACTGAGCATCACTTAGATCCGCTAACGTCTTATCCTCAACCCTAACACTAGCCTCTTGCATTATGGTCGGAATGCCTGTTAACATGGGTCTTGGATCTGTTCCACTAAAGTAGACAAGGCTCCCTGAGACACCTGAAACACTCGATGCAGCGGACACGTCATTGGAGATCATAACCGAGTTGTCGCTCACGTTTGCTAGAACAGCCTTATCTTGATCTATTATGGTATCATCAATTGTGAGCTTGTGACCAGTTCCAGTAAGATCGATATTACCGTCAACCGTTAAATTACCATCTGTATCAACTTTTGTTGTAGTTGTACCTAGCTGTGTCTCACCTTGGAAAACATTGGTTTGTGTGAATGTATTACCAGAACCTTTAGCTGCATAAGCTGTTAAGTCACCATCAACAACAATGTTTTTATCAGCTATCCCCTCATCGAATAGGGTGCCGGATGCAACCTTGCCCGTGAAACCACCTGAGCCTCTAGAAACTAACACCTCACCATCGCTACTTGATTGATTTTTTGCAACATAAGCTGTTAAATCACCATCAACAACAATGTTTTGATCAGCTATTGCGTTTGTAATCAGTGTTGCAGAAGCTAACGAAGTTGCAAAAGCTGTCTCACCCTCCTTAACGACCAGGATATCTCCTGCGGTTCCGGTAGGCAACGGCGGTGGGACTTTATTAGGTAATGACGATGGGCACCAGTTAGACCCATTCCAGGCTAGCACCGCATTAGTGGCAGGGCTATCACTACAAACATTGGATAAGGCACTTAGGTCACAGCTATTAAGATCTCCGCATGAGAAACTACCGCCCCCACCAGCAGGGAACTGGATACTTGACCCGCACCACTCAGTCCCAGTCCAGGCAAGAACCTGATGATTTGACGGTTGCGTATTGCAAACGTCACCATTATCGCTTAAGTTGAGTATAACCTCAACAAGACCCGATGGGATTAGTGTGTTGTCATTGAAACCGAGAACAAGCGGTCTCTTATTGTAACCCATTTAAATCTCCTTACGTCTTGTATTGCTCAGGGTCTTCTTTTTCCTCTTCGTCCTCTTCATCATCGTCGGGCTTGATATCCGACAAGAGGTCTTCAAGCTTAGAGAGAAGCGATGTTAAATCGTCCTGATCCATCTCGTCTTCTTTCTCGCCTTCTTTCTCGTCTTCTTCTGACTCCTGCTCCTCAGGCTTGGCGGTGTCTTCCTCTTCCTCTTCCTCTTTCTCGTCCCTTACTTCTTCCGCAGCCTCTTCAGCATCCATATTGGGCTTACCCATTGGAACTTCAGCGCCACTATCTAGCTCATCAGGAGTGCCCAATGGATCCTCACTGTCTGTCTCCTCCGCGCCCTCAGCAGCCTCTTCGTCAGCCTCGTCTTTTAACTCTTCGGCTGCGTTTTCAACAGCGGGAACAAGCATCTTCAGCACTTGGCCGATCTTACCAAGATCATCAGCGACCTTAGTGAAGTCCATGTAATCCATGAGGCTCGCCTCATTTAATGTCTCGCCGTGACCCGCATCCTGGAAAAGCTCTTCGAGGAAAACAGCGAGGTCGATGGCTTCTGCGCCATTTTTAGTTGTAAGCGAGTTTACAAACTCAGAAAGAGTTTTCTCAATGATTGAGCCAGTGGAAGCGTGCTTGGCAATTTGAGTGATGATCTCACTCTCGGTAAGAGCCAACGTCTTGAAAGTCGGAACCTCATCAAGCTTACGGACATCGATACCATACTTCTCGTTAAGAACGTCAAGGACATACTGCTTGACAGGCTTCTTCATCTCGTAAATGATGCCAGCGAACTTATTCAGATCTTTCTGGGTTACCTTTACCTCATTCATGGAGAGTGTGTTGCTGAGTAAGCTATTGATCTGCTTCCGAGTAGCCAGGGCTAAGTAAGGAGCGTCCGAGATAACCTGAGCAACTTGATGCGTAACATTATCAGTGTCACTCTCAAAGATCATGGAAGCCAGATCCTGAACACTGTCAGTGTTTACCCAAATGTTTTCAAAGTTTTGCTTCGCCTCTAAAAGTTCTTTCTGGATAAGCTCTTTTCTGCAAAGATGCTCGTAAAGGTTAGTCTTTCCAATAAACTTAACTTCAACTTCACCAGCCTCTTGAATCTGGTCGATAGTTCTCTTTGGCAGATCAAAGCTAGTCGAGACGAGGTTGATAAGCTTCATCCCAGTCTTCATCCCGGTGGATTGCAACAACTCCTCGTTCTCCTTGAGGAAAGTTACCAGTTGATCTCTGATTTCATTAACACGCTGAAACTCGTTAGACGAGATAATCTTCGTGGACTCACCAAATCTTTCTGTCTTTTCTTGAATTCTATCTTTGATTCTTTCGTAAGTAAGCTTAGTCTCGTACATCGACAGAATCTTGTCAAACGAACCTTCAGCAGTTTGATAGTCATCTTCCATCAAGTTGGAGAGGACGTTCATCACTCTTTTATCAGTGGCTTCCTCAAATGCTTTCTGATTCTCAAGAATATCAGCATCCTCAACAACAATCTTAGAAAGTTTTAAGGTTGGCTTAAAGGAATACTTACCGCTAACTACCGACCCATTCTCGGTCAGGTATGTTGCAACACCATCTTCAACAGAGAACAATTCAACGTTCTCTCTCAAAGTACGAGCTAAGTAATCACCAATCTTGATAAGGTTACTGAACTCTTTTCCACGATTTTCAATCAGATTCGTTAACATATTAAATACACTTGTTACAAAATTATTTAGAGCCGTCTTTAGGCGTTATTTTATTAAAATGCTCTTTCGCACCCATATCTTCCAGAAGCTTGATAAGCTCATCATCACAACCCGATTCGATAGCTAATGCCTTCATAGAGTTATAGTCCAAGGATTCAGCCGCTGTTGGAGGCACATTTTCAGCCGATTCCATGGGTTCACCTGGAGGAACGCCCAAAGGAGCCCCACCTGGAGGAGGCATACCACCCATCGCTGCGCCGAATACGGGGTCTTTCTGATCCTCCTCAAGACCTTTCTTAGCCTCCTCAATCTCATTGTCAGACATCTGGTAGTAGTCCTTGTAGATCTTCTCTATCGGGAAAATACCAAGACCTTTCACTGCCTGAACCACTCTTGCCTTCTGCTCATCGGTATCAAGCATTCTCTTGAGAGCCATATCCGAGGGAGCAGGTAGTTTAATTTTAAGTTTATCAATAAGACTTGTTGGGAAACCCTTGAGCATCAAGTGTCTCTTAGCAATAGTCTCTAAGCCAAGCTCAATCGACTTTTGGATTCTGGTGATAACTCTGGCAAACTTAACATCAAGTTGCGACAGGTTGGCCTTACGCTCAGGCGATTGATCTTTCTCGACAATGTAATCCTTCGGAATCTTGAGAGCAGCAAGCAGCTTATCTCTGAAGTATTTAACATCGTCAACCTCACCAAGATTCTCAGCACCCGGCAGCGTATCAATCTTTGTGCCAGTGCCCTTACCGTTAACAGCGATGTAGAAGTCCTCATCAGCAGCAAGAGCATTGAAGTTCTCTTCAATGTTACCCGTTTGCGAGTTGTAGCTCTTACGCTTCTTAAACTTATCCATCTGCTTCTTAATGTGCATCTCAGCCTTAGAAGCAGGTAACGAACCAGTATCAATGTAGAATATACGACGCTCAGGCGCTCTCACCAGACGGTAGATGAGCATCGCATCTTCCATCATCTTAAGACTCTTGTATGTCACCCTAGCAGCCGCTGCAACCGACTTACCGTAGGGGTAGTGAGTCGGATCAGAGGTGTGCAGTCTAAAGTGGACAATCTGACCTGGATCGAGATTAATCATCTTAGCCTCATCCAGGTAGGGGCCGACCGATCCGTAAGTAGTCCAGTCGTTCTTTTGTGGTACTTCTTGAAGGAATTGTTTTAAGTAACCAAACTCGTCCTCAACGCGGAAGATAAAGTTAGGATTGAGGATCTTAATTCGCTGAATACCACGCTTGATGTTGTTAAGATCAACAATCGTCTCAAGGAAGATGTCACCATACTTAACAACGTTTCTGGAGATGTCCCACAGGTAACGAATCATGTTTGTCTGATCAAACATGTATTCGACCTCATTCTTGGTCATCTCATCATCAGTTACAATATTCCAGGGAGTTCCATCGATATTTTCCTGAGTACAATCATCGCTGTAAATATCAAATGCAGAGGAAATCTCAGGATACCCATCCATATCCTCGTATTCTTTATACCTTCTTTTGCGGTCAAACTCGATCTGAGGCATGACCGGGTAGTAGGAAGTTTTATGTCCGAACTCTGAAGGTACTTTAATAACTTCTTTAGATTGGACAGTGTCGCCCTGAAGAGGTTTAGGTAAGTCTACGACCCTCTTGGTCATAGGGTCCTGATACATGTTTTTCTGGTGATCCTCTACCTCCCTCGAAAAGAACTTTTTAAAGAATCGACCAATCAGACCATAAGGTTTATTATAAGGTTGTTGTGGGTCAGCGAACTGCGTATATCCCTCACCGCCTTCTCTTAATTTCTTATCAACCATTCAATGTTCTCTTGGGTTAATTCATCCGCAGATGTCTTCAATTTATATGTATGAGCGTTACGGATGGCTGGTGGCATATAAGTGTCATCTTCCGACTTTTCTATGAAGGAATTTCCTCTTAAGTTATTAAAAATCTTAATTGCAGCGGCAAAGGACATAATTAAATCGTCATGACAGTTAGTATCAGGCTTAATCCGACCAGTATCCGAGTCAATAATGAATGTTAAAAGCTCATTAACCAGCCTGTCAGAGTTAATTAAAACTTTACCTGACCTAATATTGTGCTCAAGGTCGGCTAATAAATTCTCCTTATTTTTCTGGGTAATCATAATTCCGATCTCTCGCTTGTCGTCCATCACCAAATTCTCGTACTCAAGTTCCTGCTGAAGGAAGTAAATTAGGTTGTTACCGATGCCATTTCTTTCGGGACACACAAACGCAGTGTTGTAAAGCCTAGCCTCATCTGCTATGATCTTGGCGAATTCGTTGATTGGTGTCCTGTTGGAGTAAAACTCGGCAACCTGTTTACCATTATAGATGTCAATGATATGGAAGGCTGAGTAATCTCGCTCACGACCAATTGAAGGGTCGGCAGCAAGAACATATTCATGGTTCGGCTGAGGATCCTCCCATACACGCATTCTATTGTTGTACTTGATCCAGTAGTCCTGACTACAGTTTTCTTTCAAGTTGCGTAAGATCTCACCTTCGATATAAGTTTCACCAGTGCCTAAAAAGCTGGCCTCGTATTCTTGTAACCACTCTTTGTAACTGTGCTTACGTCTGGTTTGCTCCTCCCACTTATCAACAATAATCGGGGGATTGCAGGCTTCCATCTGTTCGTACAACCAATCAAACCCTTTTTGTCTCTTGTACTCAGGATGCTCTTGCCATTTGATATCAATTGGGTGGAAGCCATTGTCACCCTCCATGGCCTGAGTATACATTTTGTGAAACCAGTTACCAATACCGTTGACCGTAGAAAGACATACTACACGGCCACCAGTAGAAGTGGTTGGACCCACAGCAGCCCAAATCGTATCAATGTGCTCAATGAACGCAGCCTCATCTAATATAAGTAAAGAAGCCGAGATAGAACGACCCGACTGCTTACCCGAAGCCTTAGACTGGATGGAGGAACCATTCTCAAAAGAAAGTGTGTGATCGTTATCTCTGGTAGTCTTAGGCTTCATCCAAAACGGTAATTCCTCGTACATGATTTTAATACGAGAGATAACCTCCTTAGCCTCAGCATCACCTTTGGATAAGATTGCAACTCTCTTATTTGTACCAAAGATGCAAAAGTGTAAAGCATATGCAGCCATCAATGTGGTACAACCGGCCTGTCTAAACTTACGCAAGATTGTAAGTCGGTAGTCTTGAAACTCATCTAGGATGCGAGTCTGGAACGGATAAAGTTTGAAGTTAACCATCCCTCGCATCGGGTGTACAACCTTGATGTATTCATTTGTAAAATATTCGCAACTACGAGAACACTTTTTGAATT